GCAACAATGTTAGGTGCTTGGGATCTTATCCCATGGACCTGGCTGATTAACTGGTTTACGAACGTGAAGAGTTTTGCATCGCAATACTCTAACACTGTTCCTGCCTCTTCTGAGAGTGCGAATGTTATGACGCACACCCAGACACAGGAATTCTACAAAGTCATCAGTATTACCTCAGGGTATACTGGTGGTGGAGGCTCCCGGACCATCGAATCTAAATCTAGATACGTTGGTTCCGCTACTCTAGATGCTCACATCCCGTTCTTAAACGGGAGTCGACTGAGTATCCTAGGATCGCTGTTCGTTCAGCGTTTCTTGCGCTGAGTCGAATGGCTCTCTGATCATTTTGATCTGAGAAAATCATCCTAGAAAGGAAATAACCCATGCTTGGGTCTACTCTGACTATCACGATGGACGGTTCCGGTGGAACCGCCAAAGTTCTGCCCTTGATCAACCAGGATGGATATTCGTCCGAATACTTTTTGGACGAAGGTGCTACGACTTACCGCGCGAAAGTGCGGCATAGCCGTGACAACGTGAAGGCTGGTACACAACCCTTTGATCGTCACACTGTGACTTTCTCTAGGCAAGTGAAGCCTACTTCACTAATCCCTCTTGGTTCGCTTACCGAATGCATCTACACGATCAGAACTGATCCTGCAGGTGTATCGGCTGACATCATTGATGTCAGTGAAGCCATGAGCTTTTACATGGTAAAGGCTGGTGGCATCGCTGCGAAGCTCCTCGGGTGGGAAAGCTAATCCCCTCCCGCTAGCTGGTCAGGCAGGTCCTACAGCACCTCACGGTGCTATGGCGTAGTCAGAAGCAGCTCCGAGCTCGTAGAAACCCTAATAGGAGTTGTCCTATGATGAGTTCTAAGAGCTACGAAGGTTATCTCCTTGGACTATACAGCGCGATGTTTTCTGACATCGTGATGCGTTGTCCGAGTCTCCGTGTCGATAGTGAGCGCGATTACAAGCGCTTGCTCATCGCCGTCAAAGAGCACGGTGTCAATTTTCTTTTTGACACCCTGCCCTCTTTTGGTAAGCATCTTGATAAATGCCTATCAAAGGAACGCCTAACTTTGTCTGGTT